TAGTCCGTCCCGCAGATCCAGATGTCGTAGCTGACCGAGGTCGATCCGGCGCTGTTCGTGATCGTCAGGATGTCGCCTGTGCCAGCCGTCACCGTCTTCCCCGTGGTCGGCGAGAAGAAGATGAACCACTCGCCAGGCTGGAGCGCGATCCCGTCACCCGCCGCCATGAACAGCGGTACGCCGTTGCTCGCCCCGCGCGTCACCTGCACGTCGTTCGTGTTCCCTGTCGCCGCGCGTACGAAAATCGCCTTCACCTTCGTGAAGGTCAGCGTCACGCCGAAGCTGTTCGTCAGCGACCCGGCCAGGTCCAGGTTTTCCGTCGCGCTTGCCGTCAGCGTGCGCGTGTCGTGCCACTGCTGCGAGGCGTTCCCGCTCGACGTGCCGTTCGTCAGACGCCCCTGCACCGACACGATCAACGGATCGGTCGCCACGTCGAGGTCATACGTCTTGATGAGCAACGAATCGATCTTCAGATCGACGTTGACGTGATCGATTTCACCGGCCATGTCGTCTCCTTAAAACACCTTGTAAGGCCACAGCAGCGACTCGACCGCGAACGGCATCGAGGCCACGACGTTGCCCACGCTCACCGCTTCACGGTGTGCATACCAATGGCCCACGAGCAGCAGCAGCGCCGACTTGATGGCCCACGGCACCGAGGCATCAGAGGCGTAGCCCGCCACGAACCGCACGGTAACGGCGCTGGTCACGTCCTGCGTGGACGGCCACGACACGCCATAGACCGGCGTAATCCGTGCGCTCGCCGACGTGGGGCCACTCGGCAGATCCGTGCGGTAGTTCGCGGAACTCCACGTCTGCGTGGCGCCAGCCGTGTCCACGTAGGTGATGCTCGTGACCGAGGTCACAGGCGGCATCGGCAACTCGATCGCCCCACACGGGAACGCATCGAGCTTCAGATCCCACGTCTGCGGCAGCAGCGCCCGCCCCGTAAACGACTCGACGAACTCCCGAGCGGCCACCCGATAGCCGTCCAAGAGTCCGTCGTCGTCGTCGGACGAGACGCGGCAATGCGCCTTCACCTCGTCGAGCGTGACGGGTTCGTTGACCGGACCCGTCACCAGAGACAGCGCCACGTTAGTCCGCGATGACGCTAACGGCGTTCGCAGGCGCGCGCTGTTCCTTCAGCTCGAGCAGGTAGAACAGGTAGCCCGACTGCGCGCTTGCGCCCACGTCTGCGACCGTCGCACGGATGCAGTCAAAGCCGTTGTCGGCATCCAACTCATCCGGCGTGATCTCCACCACCCACAGCGCCGACTCCTCAGCCGACGTGTCATTGGTGAACGTGTTCGCGCTGACGTTGGCCCCCGCCGCCGTCCACGCCGACACCGCCGCGAGGCTCGTCGCCGCCTGCTTCTTGAAGGCGGAGGCCGTGGGGATGTTCAGCGCCTTGGACGACGTGCCGGACACGTCCGTCGCCTGCAGCACCGTCAACGTCGGGTCTTCACCAGCCGTGCCGACGCCGCTGGTGAACACGATGGCCGCACGCTTGGCGTGCTTGAGGGACACCCAGTCGCCGTTGTTCGCGGCCGTCGCGAGATTGACGGCCGGGAACCCTTCAACGATCTGGAACCGTTCGAGAATCAGTGAACTCATCGCATACTCCTCGTGACGAACTCAGCCCAGGCCCTAGGTGGCGATGGCCACATACGGCGACTGCGTGTTGCTGCCCTTGAACGGGGTCAGCGCGGACACCCAGGAGGGCCGACCGTCCACGCGCCAGGTGACACGGAACGCCATTTCATCCGTGGTGAAGGCCACGTGCATCGACGCCGCCGTCTCCAGCAGCTTCTGGATGAACAGGTACTGCGTGAGGTCCACGAGCATGAAGTCGCCCACGGTGCCGAGCGTGGCGTTGTATTCCGTCTCCACCACCGGCTTGCCCTTGATCCGCATCACGCCGTCTTCGCCGTAGGTGACGAAGCGCACCGGCACGTCGTTGGTCGCGCCCGTGAAGAACAACTGATCGAGGTCCGGGTTCACGTCGGTGTTACAGAGCCACACCGCGTTCGCCTTCGCCCGCGCGTGCATGCGCGCCCACATCCCGATCACGTCGGCGTGCTTGACACGGCTGGAGGTCGTGCGCGTGGTGGACACCAGCGCCGGGCTCTTGAGAATGCCGAGCGGCATCCCCGCGCCAGTGCCGTTGAGGATGGCGTCTTCCACGAGGAACCGCACTTCCTCGGTGAACGCCTGGAACATCACGTCGCCCATCGCGACGAAGTCCGCCAACAGTTCGTCGGTGGCGTAGCCGATGGCCGCGAGCTTGTTCAGCTTCAGCTCCAGCTTGCGGAACTTCGGCTTCGTCGCGGTCGGACCGGTGCCCTCGTCGACCCAGTACGCCTGAACGCCGCCCCAGCGCGAACCCGTCGCGCGGCTGGTCTCATCGACCGCCCGCATCGAGATGCCGTTGGAGTTCTCGCCGAGGTTGATCTGGCGCACCGCGTTCAGCAGCGCACCGCCGGAGAACACGTTCTGGATGATGCCGGCCGCCAGGTCCGTCTGGACCATGAAGCCGCCATCCGAGCCGATCTTCTCGCCTGCGCCCTGCGCCGCCGCCTGCAGCTGCGCCAGCGGCTCGCTGAGGGTGTGCCGCGTGGTGGCGCTGTAGACGTCCTGCAGCTGACGCCCGAAGGCGTAGCGCATCGCCGTGGCCGCGTCCATGCGGGGCAGGCCGTGGTAGACGATGGGCGCGCCGTTGGGCGCGAACTTCGCCAGCTTCTCCTCGTCGCCAGACTCCCAGCGACCAGTGGTCTTGATGCCGCCGGCGCTGACGCGCTCCTGGTGGAAGTCGGAGGTCGCCTGCGCGCGCTCCTCGTCACCCATGCGGCGCAGCCGGTCGATGTCGCCATCGAGCGCCTGGATGTCCTTGTCGATCGCGTCAAGGCGAGCACTCTGCTCGTCCGTGCGGTTGCTCGCCGCGATGTCCAGCAGCTTGAGCCCTTCGGCCTTCAGCTCGGCCCGCCGGTCGAGTGCAGTGTTCAGTCTCGTGGCCATCTCGCCTCCATGCGTGGTCCGTTGAACGAAAAAAGGGCGCGTATGTGAGCGCACCGAACGCACGGACAGAAGCCCGGCGGGGTGGACTCACACACGCGCCCTTCAACGGAAGTCCGCGGTGTGTGGAATCAGCCTACGACGACTGCAGCCGATCCGGAGTTTTGCAATTGAGAAACGCCGTCACAGCCTGGCGAATCACAACGGCAACCGCGACGCGCTGCTCTCGCGCGAGCGAAAACAGCCGGTCGTAGTCCGACGCCGGCAGGTTCGTGCTGGCTGGCACGAGTCGCGCTTCGATGGGTCCGCGGGGCCGAGGCATCAGGCCAGCCGCATCCGGCGCGCGCGATCCGCCTCGCTCGCCACCTTCTGTGCAACCGGTTCGGCCACAGCCTCGATGGCGACCGGATCCGCATCCGCCCTCGGTCCGACACTCGGCCCACGGCCGTTGATCAGCCGCTGCAGCGTGTCATCCATCGTCGCGATCCGGTCGGCCATCTTCAGCCGCACGGCCTCCTTGGCGCCGACCAGCCGTCCCTCGCCGAACCCGCCGCGCACTTCGGACAACGGCACGCCGCGGCCCTTGGCGATGTCCGCCGTCATCAGCGCGTAGAAGTCGTCGACGCGCGCCTGGATGGCCGCATGCGCTTCCTCAGTCAAGGGTCCGGCCCCTTCGGCCTTGTACTTGCCCGCCGAGATGACCGTCCGCTTCAGGCCTTCCTTGGCTTCTGCCTCAGACGCGTCGACGTGCGCGGTGATGACCCCGATGGACCCGACGTCCCCGCTCGGCGTCACCACGATCTCCGATGCACCGGAAATGGCCCAGTACGCCGCCGATGCCGCCATGGCGTTGACGTGCGCCGTGATCGGCTTGCGGGCGGCACCAGCGCGAATCTCCGCGGCGAGCTCGGTCACACCGGCCACGGTGCCACCAGGGGAGTTGACGTCCAGCAGGATGGACCCCACGTTCGGGTCCGCCAGGGCCTGCTTCAGCATCGCCGTCAGGCGCTCGGTGGAAACGCCGCCGGACATCTCCGACATGCCACCCATCCGGTGCGCGATGACCCCCTGCACGGGAATCACGGCCACGGCCCCAGAGCGCGAGACATCCGCTCGCGATCCGCCGTCACCGATTCGCGCCTGCAGCTCCTCCGCGGTGAACTTCCCGCCGCCCATGTGGAACTCGAGGATGGCTTCGATTTCGTCCAGCTTCGTCGGCAGAATCGCCCACGGGGTCTCTGCGACGTACTTGGCGATGTGCTGATACTTCACGCGGCCACTCCTTCTCCCAGCGCCCACTCGGCCAACCAGGTCGCATAGGCGGGCTGCACCCATGCGTCCAGCGCGGCGAGGCCGCCTGTCTCGACCAGCAGTTGCCCGGCCTGCTGTGCGCAATACACCGCGGCCGTCTCGGTCGGCATCAGCAGCGTCTGCGCCACCAGTGCCGCGTGGCCTGCGTAGAACTCCGTGACGGCCGCCGCGTACGCGTCCGCATCCGCCGCGTGCCGCTTCGCGAGCTGCTGCACCGCGGCCACTTCCTTCCGAAGCACCCGCCCGGCTGCGGCCACCGCGATGGCATGCGCCTGTGGCGACACGGGCTCTGGTTCCGGCAGGACCACGGCCGCCGGCGGCGCCGGTGCGGGCGCCTTCGGTGCCGCACTGCGCGCCGCAGGCTGCTTGCCGGTCAGGTGCGCCGGCGTCAAGGGTTCGTCCAGTCCCGGCAGGGACGGCCGATTCTCCATCCGCCGCACTTCGTTCCGGGTGTAGGTGCCGGTCGTGATGGCGTCGACGTAGGCGGCCCAGCGAGTCGACAGGTCCCCACGCGCGATCGCGTTGCGGTTGAACTCCGCGTAGTACTTCTGCGGCGCCGACACCAGCTGTGTATTGATCGACATCTCGATCAGGACCAGCCACCACCCCATCGTGAAGTCGATGAAGTTCCGGTTGAACTGCTCGGTGTTGCCGAAGCTTGGGTCGCTGTTCTCCAGCATG